ACAGGTAAAGACTAATTACAAAGCTCAAAAAGGCTTCTTCAAAAATATTAGGATGTAATGGCTGCTAACAATACCGTAAATGTATATGGAAAATCTGCTCCTAGATATATGGAGCAGGTCTCCACCTCTAAAAGAAATCATTCCTATGGGTTAAAATTTCCTATGGGATCAAGAATGTCCGAAGGGGGATTCTTCTCTAAGAATTCAGGGGTTGATATGGTCAAGGACTCTGTAAAACAATTGCTTCTAACAGATAGAAGTGAAAGAGTTATGCTTCCAGGGTATGGCACAAACCTAAGAAGGTTTCTTTTTCAACCATTGGATGAACTCACTTTTGAGGCCATCAAAAGAGAGATAACAAGTTCCTTTTATACTTATATACTTGGTGCTACCATAAGAAAAATTAAAGTTATTCCTTTAGGAGACGTAGGGCCTTCGGGAGGGAACTCTTTAAAAATTGCACTGGACTTAGAACTAACAGGTGGTGAGTTCGAAGTGTTTGATGTTGAGGTAAATTTATCATGAGCTTTTCTGGAACCGTGACCTCAGACTTTATGAAGTTGACTGAGATCCCTGACGCAAAGCGTCCTGCATTAATAAACTTCGCCGCCACGGACTTTCTTTCTCTAAGAGATTCCTTAATTAAATACGCAAAAGCCGTATACCCTCAAGACTATCAGTATTTTGCTGAATCTGATTTAGGTATGATGTTCATTGAACTTGTAGCTTACATGGGATCAGTAATGTCTATGAAGGCAGACATGTTAGCTAACGAAAACTTCTTCGCAACAGCGACTCAAAGAGGAAGTATAATTAAGTTACTTCAATTAATTGGTGTAAGGCTGAGAGGTCCTCTCTCTTCTGCTGCGGACGCACAGATAAATTTTGAGAAACAAACTCCCATGTCGGGAGATACTGTTATCACTGCGAGTCAAAGAACTATAGAAACTACGTCTCCTGAAGATGGAGGAGCCCTCACATTTACTTTATATAAAGTGGTTAATGGGTTAGTAGACACCGCTAACACAACAGGTCAAATCTCCCTTAATGTCGCAGAGGCACAGGGAGCCAATTTAGATGTTTATACTAATCTGGTTATACAGGAGGGAGCTTTAGTTAGCGATAGTGGTTCTTTCGCTGCTACAGAGGCTGTTAAATCTATCAAACTGAGTCAAGGCCCTGTTGTTGATGGTAGCGTAGAGGTATTTGTTACGGCCCCTACCGCAAATGCGAACGGAGCCTATGAAGAAGTACCTAATACCTTTTTCGCATCAGGAACGACTGCCAGGATTTTTGAGGTTGTGTATGATGAAGACTTTCAAGGCACCGTAGTGTTTGGGGACGGTACTACAGGAGTATCCCCAGATGACACTGCGGCCTACTTCATCACCTATCGCACTGGAGGAGGCAGCAGAGGCAATATACTTAAGAGTGCTATCAACCTCACGGTGAACAGTGACAAGGGTATAGGGAGCATAACAAACACCTCTGTGGCAACGGGTGGATCTAACGCTGAAACTGTGGAACACGCAAAGAAATATGCTCCTCTCACGTTTAGACGGCAGGATAGATTAGTAACTCTAGAAGATTATTCCGTTTTTGCTAATACCTTTATTAGCGATTTCGGAACAATAGGTAAAGCTACTGCTGTTACTCGAAAGGCGTATGCCTCTGCTAATGTTATTGATATCTATCTTCTAGAAAATGCTTCTGATTTCCAACTACAAAGAGCAACTACTAACTTTAAGACACAGCTTTTATCAGCAATACAGAAAAAGAAGATGGCGACAGACGATGTTGTAATTGTTGATGGATTAATTAGAACCTTAGATCTTGTTACTACCCTTAGAATTGATCGAGAGGAAAGAAAAAATCAAGAGCAGATTATTAATCAGGCAAGAGGAGAGATCTTAAATTTTATGAATGTGGATAACATGGATTTTGGAAAGACTCTCGTTGTAGCCGATTTGAATAGAGCTATCTTCGAAGTACCTCAGATTAGATTTTCCACAATAGATAATATTTCGGATGATGTTCATGTGGACTTCAATGAGATTATCCAATTAAACAATCTTACCATTAATGTTGAGCTAGTAGAGTAATGCAAGATAATCGGTATACCCCCAGTCCTAGAAAGTACTACAAAAGTAATTATGTAGACGCTGTAGAGCTAATTACGCCTAAGGTATACCAGCAAGAGGATCTAACGCTTAGTGGGACAGAGGTGAATCCCCTCTCGAATATAATTAACTCTAATATTCGAGCCGCTGCTAATATTTCTGACGTTCTATCTATTTCAGGTGTAGCTAATTCACAAACTTCAAGCTTAGGAAACATCTCAGGAATATCTCAATATTTTATTAAACAAAATGAGCTAACCAAGATCAATGCTTTTACCTTGGAGCAGAAAATTCTACTACCCTTAGGAACGACCTTTGCAAATTATCAAACAAGCAGTGAGTTTAACGACTATCTTTCGGAAACATTACTACCTTCTATAATCCCCGCTACAGGATCAGAAAAGGGAAGTCCTCTACACAATATAGGAACACTATCGGCCCTGAACAATAGTACAGAGCCTAGTAGCATACATAACTATCTCGTTGATAGTCTAGGCTGGTTTTACTTTCTTAATACTTCGGCTGATGGAGGTTTAGATTATGCTCCGTCAAGTTATGTACTTAGTTCATTTAATACTCTCTACACAGGCAATAAGCTAGAAACCATTGATGGTGTTAAGGGTTTTGTAGAATATATCTGGAGAAATTATGAGGCTTGCTCGACCTTTGGGGCTTTAGGTTTAATTCCTCCCGACTTTGTTTCTGGTACCTCAGACGCTAGAACAGAAACTAGCGCAGGACCTCTCCCCATCTACACTAGTGGGACCCAAAAGCTACAGAGTTTACAGACCTTAATGGATGTGGTTTATTCTCCCTTATTTATTGATCAACAGGACTATACCGTAAAGGATGCTTTTCAAAATTACATAGATGCCTCTTTGGAATTGGAAGATAGGGTATCAAAAGGACCCTTTAGGAAGTTTTCTAATCTTCTAGGGTTTGAGTTTGCTGATATTTCTAATGAAGTCGATAGCTTAGGTCTCATCTATGACATAGAGAATTCCAAGGATGAGAACCTACAGTATATTGCTCAATTAATTGGTTGGAAGCTTAGGGGAATATCCGCAGATAGCTGGAGACACCAACTACGCCAAGCTGTTTCTATCTATAAAAAATCAGGAACTCTTGACGCTATTCAGACTGCAATGAATCTTCTTATTACTGATAGCGTTTTAGATGTGTCTGGTGCTACTAGTGAGCTATGGGAATCTTATCTGCCCTACATGATTTGGTATGCTCTTGGAACAGAGTCTCCGCTATTTAAAAGCTTAAATACTTGGTCGTATGGGTTAGCTCAGGACGCAGGGATAAGAGCTTACAACACCAGCAGCTTAGAGGCGAATATTCACAATGTAGTAGACTATATTCTTTTTGAACTCTATAAAGCCTTCCCTACTAAGTTTATTGCTAATGGAGCCCGTTTTCCTGTTCCCCGTTTGTTCAAATTAGATAGTGCGGGTCAACGTGATGGAGTATACACTATAGTTGGGGATCCTGATATGTTACCATTTCATGGGCATATAATAACAGAGCCAGGGTATCAAACTGAAAAAAGAGATGCTTATAGGAATGGGTACAAAACAGCCTGGGATTCCTCTATATCAATGGGACCTTTAGGGTCAGGAGTGTACATGGCTGGTCTAGAGCATCCTAATTATGCATTAGGAGAGGAACCTCTATTCCTATCGGCTACGGGAGATTTAGAATTCTTATTCAATTACAGAGATAAAGTGAATTATCCTCTCCCTCCGTTTGAAGAGATAAAATACTATAAAGATAGTAACTTATCTCCTGAACTTGTAGAACTATTAGGAGAGAAGCTTTCTTGCTTTAGTGTAAAGGAATCGTTTGTAACAGATTTTAAAAACTATGTACTGAGTGCTGGTATTAGTACAGACACTAATCTAGGATCTCTTAATGAGATGCTAATGTTCTTTAGTAGCGTCCAAACTCCTCCCAACTTTGATGATGTTATGTTTAGCATTTCGGATTATGAAAGGAATTTATTGGATTTATGGAATGGGAAATCTTCTCACCTGTTTATTGATTTTAATAGTGGTGATTTTGATTTTTCACAGGATACGTTAGAAGCAGACGGAAAAAATGCTCTATACGAGGCTAGTAGAGTAGCCAAAGAATTTGCTCCTGCACATACTATACCTAAAATTAATTTAAACGCAAGTACTACGGATGGCTACGAAGCCTCTAGTACGAAGTTTTTGTATTTAGGACTCGACCACGATGGTAATAGAGAGTCTTATACTTCAGCCTCTATTCTTGGCAATTTTTCATATAGTGGAGTCTCCATGGGCACTGTCTCTCCTGGTACCGAGGCTGGTCGAGGAGGATTGAATACTTTTCTAAGAAAGGATGTGAATCGAATTACGGATTCTCTTCTCTCCTCAACTACTGGAATTGCTGCCGTTAGTAACGTAGGACGAAGGGCTCTCAGAAGGCGCAATCTTCGCTACCTTCTACCCAAGGAAGGGTACTACGACAGGACGGGCTTCAATGGTCCTGTGAGCTACGATCCCTCTACATATGAGTCTTCTATGCCTTCTTCCCTTGGGGAGCTTACATTAGGTTATGTTGCCTCAGAGGCACGATTCTTCCCAGTGGTTGACCCCATCAACCCTTCAGGAGTATGGAATCTCTGCGAGAACTTGGATTCTCCTAGGGAATTCTCAGGGGTTTCTACGAGTTCGACTTTCCCCTTCCGAGGATTAAGCAGTCTTAATTCCAATTACTTTGGAACAAGTGCAACTGATCGCTATGTAGATCGAGGTCAATTGCCTCTTATTTACAGTACGATGCATCAGGTGTTTGAACAGAAAGCTCTCGATAAAGCAACACATGAGATGGACTTTGGTTCGTCTAGCTACCTAACTAATGTTAATTGGAAAAATCAACTACAAAGTATAGCTAATGAATCCATTGCTAGTGGTTTCGTTCTTAACTCTTATGATGATTATATTAACTTTAGCTTTGGGACAGGATTCCAAAAAACCTATGCTGATTACTGTAAGTATTTTGGAAGACATGCGTTAGGTTTAAATGAAGTAGTTAAGACTGGGGGAAACATCTTTGCTCAGATCTTTGGCAAAGGACTGTTTAACTGTGATTTCGATATCGCAGGGTCAGCCGTAGGAAACATGGTTTCTCCTACCATAGATAGCGCAAGTGCTATTAACGCTACCAATGTCTGGAACGCCACAGCCAATGGAACCTTTATAGCAAGCAGCACAGGCGAATCGGTTATTCCTCTGTCGGGAACTTTTGTTTCTGGCAATCCTAATAATGCGGATTACAGAAACCCCGCCATCCTTAGTGGCATTGAATTCACCGATATCTCTGGATCCCCTAATGGAAACCAATTCACTATTTTTAAACTAGATGCTAGTAACGCAGTTGCTGGAATGGATAATGTCTTGATTGAGAATACAGTAATCAAGTGTAAGGCTTTAGGGGGCTTGCCTAGGATGAGATTTGATTTATCTTCTTATGGCGATAGAAGAAACTACTGTATAAAAGACCATAAGTTTAACTTAAAAGTTAAAGCTCTCGTAGGGGAGGAAAGCAGTTACGTTATGGGAGGTGGAAGAATCGGAGCGTGGATTCACACGCAGCCAAGAGACGGAATCATCTGGACTTGGACTCCACAAGGAAAGTGGGAGTATATGAAAGAGGAAGAGCTTTCCATACCTAAAGTTATTAGCTTGTCTCATCGGTATAGCTTTCCGACGTATCAAATTTCTGTAACGGAAACAGTCTGCTTGAATAATATTATTAATGAAAAATCGGGAGGATCTAGGGATAGAACTATTTTAAATACAACTTCTAGTGATTTGAAAACTTTCGAAGTTAATTTTGATACAAGGAACTTTACAATTAATAATAACTTTGAGTACTTAGATATTATCCCAATACCTGAAGATGTATATGAAATTACAAATCAAGTTAATCAGGACGATACAAACTATATTGTCGAGGTGTTCTTTATTCCCAACAGTAACCCTAATAAATATCTCTTGATTGATTCCATTGAACTACAGGATATTACCCAGAGGGAGCAAGCGGCAATTGGGACTGGGTACGGAATAGAGACAAGTGGAATCCCTAATAGAAAATTTGTTAAGGAAGATAAGCTTTATCTTACAAAAGATCAATTAAGGAACACACTAAAGTTCTATAATGGATTGATAGGACAAGGCACTGGAGTTTATGCTACTAATTTGGCTTCAAGAGATGCTACGATTACTTCTGAAATCATGGAACTAAGTGGTGGAAGTAGATTGAATTACCGAGTGAGTCCTTCATGGGGAACCACAAACACAGGAAACATTCAGGCAAACTTTAATAACTTTGAGAGTGTGGAGCTAGATAATTAAATGAGAGGCGAAGTAGAAATTTGGGAAGGTGATAAGCTAATTCACAAGGAAAGTAACCTTCTTGTAAACGGGGCTGGTGAAGCCATTGTGGATATGCTTACAGTGTCGCCTTCCTTGTCAGGGATTTCTAGTGCTTCTGCTCTGTTAGATACTTCTAATTATACTATCCAAGCCATCTCTTTTGGAACAGACAAGGTAGCCTTTAAAAACAACGCACACTTTTTAGACGCAGCAAAGGGAACACTTTTGTCTTCAGTTCACGCATCAGAAACCGTAACAGCAGTTTCGGATGTGAACCAAACTACGTCATCTTATAATCCTGTAGTTAGTATTTCTTCTCCACCGAATCCTGAATTAAGTGTTTTAGAGCCTAATTGTAATGTAGAGGCTACACTTGGTGGGGTGGAGGTCAGTTCCGTTTTCTCAGGACCAGACCAGAACGTTAACCTTATTCCCTCTGCGTATCATCACAATAAGCTGAGTGCTTTAGGTTCGTTGTCTTCTGTTGGAGCTTCGATTCTTGGTTGTTTTCCTGACGGAAGCTCTTTAGGGGGGACAGACTTCTCGGCGTTTAGCGGTGCTGGGTATGCCGTAGGAGATGTGGCCTTTTCAGGCAACTACAATAGCGCCGTAAATGAAGCAAGCTCAATGGATGTCTCTGGATTTGTTAATATGATTATGTCGGGGAGCCCAGGGACTACAACGGGATATGCCATGAGTTCTACTTTAAGTGGTCTTTGTGTTTCAGGAGGAGCCGATAGCACTAATTCTGGAATTGTAGAATATTCTATGTTGATGAGTTCAGGGGATGTTGGATACTCTAACCTATACGGAGGTATATATAATATGGGTCTGTGGACTATTGACACGGAAGCTTCTCGTCTTGCAGGAAATAGTCCACCATATTCCTTTGGACCCCTAGATAATCCTAGGAAATATAAGTTGTTTGCCACCAAACACTTGACAAAAAACTTAGGTTATATCCAGGATAACGGCATTGCGGCTGGTGCAATAAACTATTCAGATCTAACAATTAAGTGGAGAATACACTTTACATGAAAAATTTTACAGAAGATATCGGAATTACAGGCCACCTTACC